TGTCTTGGAAGCTAGTCGGCAAAATCTGTACCGATGCAATCTGATCTGCGCCCGTAACGGTATCTGCAAATGTTGGGAATGTTGTGCGGAGTGATGCGGTCTGGTCCGAGGCGGTGACCGTATCTTGAAAGCTAGGATTCGTGGTCCTTGACGTAGCAACTTGATCTGCCCCGGTCACCGTGTCTTGGAACGATGGGCTAGTCGTTCGCACAGACGATACAGTGTCGCTTCCGGCGCTTAGTTCAGATATCGCTGTTCCAAAAACTGCCCGGCTGGAGATCTGGTCGGACCCGGTAGCAGTGTCTGCAAATGATGGTGTATACAGCTGCCCACCCAAGATTTGATCAGAAATAGTCGCGGTATCTTGGAATGAGATAGAAACCGTGCCGGTTGCCAATATTTGGTCAGCTCCGCTTGCCGTTTCTGAAACTGAACTATATTTGATCGGATTCTCAGCAAATAGAAATCCCAGCGATCCGTTGTTGGTGGAGTTTGTGCCAACGTACCATGTGTCTGTAATGTTGTATGCGCGTACGTTTGTGATCGCCATATAGTCAACGCCGGGCGGAATGCCTCCCGTCAAAACCAATGTGCCCGGGCTAGACACTGATGTTCCCGTTAACGTTAACACTCGCCCTGCCGCTCCAGACGCGGTAAATTGATTTACTTTCTGTATGGTATCGTTTAAAGCAATAGTTGCCGAACCGATGGCGCTGTAGGTATTAGTGATGTCTTTGAAGGTGTTGTTGCCGTTAATCGTAAGAGTTCCCGCTCCGCCTTGATTAATGGTAATGTTTGTATAGGAAAAATTATTACCGTTAAAGTTCTTGGCACTTGCGCTTGTGAAATTAATTGTGCCCGTGCCTGTAATTGTGCCGCTGGATCGGGTCCAGGTTGACGCCGATGTTGTCCATGTCCCTGTTCCAAACGCAATTGCTTTTGTTCTTGTTGGCTCCAACGTCTGAAATGACGTGCCTATTGTCATATTATAATTATTAAGATCTAGCGTTCCGGCATATAAAAACATCGTAAACGCTGTATGATTACTGTTATATGCGTCCCCCAACCTCACTGTCCCGCCGGGCGCATCTACATACATCGAATTTGTAACTGTTCTTCCTGCGGTAGTAATGGTCTGCGTGCCTCGTCCGTAAAAGTAATTAATGTTATTGCCGGTGTATGTAACGCCCGTTCCGCCAATCCAGTCCCCATAAAACACTGCCCCGGATCCCATGCTTAGTGTCATGGTGTTTGTTGTTCTTGCGGACATATTGATTGTGCCAATATTCCACGGCTGATTAAGCGTAATTGTTGCGCCGGAATTTAATCCGGTCGCTTCAATTATGGCTGTGTCTTGCGGCAACGGAAAATTGTTGTCATTTGGCGTGCCCCCGCTTGACGTCGCCCATGCGGTTGCCGACCAATTTCCGCCACCGGCAAGATTCCAATAAACGTTTTTGGCGGCCGTGAACGTAATTCCGCTATTTCCTTGAGCGTTGCCCAGTCTTGTCCCGGTGGCAGGGGCTGCTGTGCCAGAAATGGCGATATCTCTAAAATCTACATCGGACAAACTAACTGCGGCGCAAGTAAGCGTTCGGGTGACTCCGTTAATATCTGACATAAGCAGCCGTCGCGCTGTGGCGTTGGCACCAGCCGGACAACTCAAAGTTCCATTTATTATTTGATTTCCGTAAAACCAATACGATTTAAACCCAGAAGTGTTTGGCGCAACAAACGTTAAATTGTTAAATGTGTTGCTTCCATAAATTGCAGTTATTACTGCAACCCCAGTGTCGGTAAAGGAAACGTTATACAGCGTTTGGTTATTAAATTGTATGGTGGGATTAAATCCGGTAAACGTAAGCTGCGAAGTGCCAGCGGTTACGGTCAGATTTGCTCTAACAATTTCTGACAATCCAAGACTTATAGTTCCCGATAGAGTTGTGGTTCCTGACCCAAAATTTATTGTTCTGGGGCGATTGTTATCACTTGCCAGAGTTTGCGCTGTCACATTGTATGTACTTAATAACAGCCCTCCAGTTGTCACCACAATGTTGGACGAGCCATTGTTCAACGCACTGCCAAGCGTCCATTCGCACCCTACACCGTTGACAGTTATTTGTGACGCAAGAGCAACTCCATTCGTCGTCAACGTCTTTCCAGTCGTAGACCCTGTGAGAGTAATATCTCCCGTATACGTTCTAGTTAGTCCCGTCGCAGGCAACGTCACGTTGCCATGAATGCCAACAATCGCCGTTGATCCCGCCAGCGTAAGGTTTCCAGAAGCCGGACCAGCGATAGTCAGGGATTTGCACCGGATGCCGCCAGTAACTGCGTTAACTGTAGCCGTATATGCGGTTGCATTAGACGCCGAATTGAACACCACATCGTCATGACTTCTTGGGACAGAAGCGCCTGAACCACCTCCAGAGCTTGTTGACCAGCGAGCAGTGTCTGACCAGTTCCCTGTTCCACCGACCCAGTAGCGCGTAGAGTCAGCAGGCTTTGCAGTGCGGTAGACGGGCGCTCCGGCCGTCCCTGTGCTGCTAGCACCAGCGTAAAACTCGCCGGGGCTTGTAGCAGCAAAGCCAATGCTACCCATCGCTAGATAGTCAATTCCCGAGGTGCATGAGCCCGCAAGAACGTGAGAGGTTCCAAAGCCAGTTAGGACGACTACGTTTCCAGCGGTTCCAGTAACTGTCCATGCGCCGAAGGTCTGAACTGTACTGCCAAAATCGATTGTGTGGGAATTTGTTTTTGTAGAGGCAAGCTCGGAAAATTGATTATTACCGGTGATGGTGAGCGTGGAGTTTCCGGTTGTGCCGCCAATGGTAAGTTTGTTATAGGCCAAACTACCGCCTGCAAAAGTTCTAGCGGCCGTGCTGGTGTCTGAAAGCACTATATTGGCCGTGTTTTTATACAGCGCTGAGTTTGTCGCACCAGCCGTCCATACCGTTCCCGTCCCAGAAAGGGTCCACGTTCCAGACCCCATTTTTATTGCCATTACTCCCACACCAACTGTCAAAAACTGGCCGACTGTTACGTTATATGACACCGCATCAAACGTGCCGCTATTGATGGTCATGCTTCGGAGAGAGTTTATTGAAAACGCATCTGCAAGTTGTAGGATTCCTGTCAGGCAATCAATTACAATATTGCATCCAAACGTTACGCCGTTGCTAGTGATTGTTTCTGTGGTTCGACTACCAAATGTAAACGTCCCTGTAGTACTAGTTGCCGTTACCCCAGTACCAAATTTCCAATCCCCATAAACAAATGAGGACGAGTTTTGTGTTAGCGTCATTGCGGTTGTACGCGCAGACGCATCAAAAGTTCCAATATTCCACTGAGCCTCAATCGTCACTGTGCCCGCAGCCCCGGTGTTATCAAACACCGCCGTGTCTTGAGCCAGCGGGAAGTTATCGATGTTTGGCGACCCTCCAGACGATGATGCCCAGCCTGTCGCACTCCAATTCTGAGCACCAGCAAGGTTCCAATACACCGTTTTCGGAGCAGGGAACGTAATCCCAGAATTACCACCGCAGTTACCAGCACGAGTGGGGGAAGCACCAGCAGCAGCACCGGCTATCGTGATATCCCTAAAGTCGCAGTCCGTAGCAGAGAGAGTACCAACGGTCAGGGTTCTGGTGGTGCCGAGGGTGCTAGAGCGAACGAAGACTCGGCGTGCCGCTGTGGCTCCGGCTACGGTGAGGGTGCCGGTAATGGTTTGGTTGTCAAGCAACGAAATAGCAATTAGTCCCGCAGCCGACGTGGGGTTTATAGTTAGATTATTAAACGTGTTGTTTCCATTTAATGTATAGGTATTTGATGTCGTTCCTGTAAACGAGACGTTGTAAAACGTCTTGTCGTTACCACGAACAGAAGTCCCCGCCCCTGTAAATGTAAGCTGCGATGTTCCGGCATTAAGCGTCAAGCTGGTGTTACTTGAGGCCAGTGGAAAATCTAACGATAAGCCGGTTCCGCTAAGTGTTACCGTGCTTGATCCAAAATTAATCGTTTTTATGGTGGTACTACTCGCTGACAATATGCTCGCTGTAAGGTTAAAGTTTTTTGTGTCAAACGTGCCATTGTTAACAGTCAAAGCATTTGACGCAAGATTCATTGCGTCGGCTAGCTCAACCGTTCCGCCGAACGAGTCAACAGTGATTGCACCTGATAATGTTTTTCCTGCGCTTGTAATCGTCTGAGTGGTGCCACCCGAGAATGTCAACACATTGGTATAGCTTTGTGTTACCCCGCTACCCAGCACCCAATTGCCGTACACGGTATATGGTGTCGATCCAGCCAGCGTCATCGCATTCGTACGGGTGGACATAGACACCGTGCCGGTATAAGTGATCACGTTGTCTAAAGTCACCGTAGCCGACGTATTCAGGCCCGTATTCTCGATAACAGCCGTGTCCTGAGCGAGCGGGAAATTATCGGTAGAAGCAGCACCACCAGAGCTTGCTGCCCAGTTGTTCGCAGACCAGTTACCACCCGCAGCAGTAACCCAGTAGACGGTCTTGGGCGTAGACATCGTAATTCCGCGATCTCCGCCAAGATCTCCGATCCTAGTACCAGAAATCGGCGCGGCAGTGCCTCTAACATACAAATCTCTAAAGTCGGCGTCCGTTAAACTACCCGCCGCATTTACCGTATGGGTATATGCAATGCCGTAGGTGGACGACTGAAAGCGGACCCGTCTATTGCCTGCCGTGCCCGAGGTAGACAATCCGCCGTTAAATGTATGTCCTGATGCAAATGTGACTGTTGTTACACCTGCCGACGCCGGTCCTGTAACGCTCAAATTGTTGAACGTATATGGCACGGTCATGCTAAACGCTAGTGTTCGTGCCGTTGTGTTTGTAAATGATAGGTTGTAAAACGTAAAAGCAGTTGTTGCGCTTGGATTAAAAGATGGCGACGTACTTGTCCAAACTATTGTTGAAGTTCCGGCGTTAAATGTTAAATTTGTTGCAGTAGTAAAATCGATTGCATTACCAGCATTGCTGAGTGTCACCGTAGACGACCCAAGATTGATCGTACGGGTGTTGCTGTTGTTTGACGAAATTTGTGTTACGGTAACGTTGTAGTTGTTGGTGGTGAAGGTGCCGCTTGTATGAATAATGACTGATGTCGTTGACAACGCATCGTTCAACGATACTGTTCCTGTTCCTGTAAACTGGAGACCCCCAGGAAGCGTTTTTCCGTTGCTTGTTATTGTGACAGAGCCTGTATTTTGAAATACAATACTTGCGGAGAACGTCCATGTCATTGTTCCGCTGATTGTTAGACTGCCTCTTGGAAATACGCCCGACGTGCCAGCAAATGTTCCTGTAAATCCTGTAAAGTTTAGGGCTAGACAATTCGCAAGGGCAGTAACCGTCACCGTCACCGCGCCCGAGTTGGCATCAAAAAACACATTATCTGCGGCGGTAGGAACAGATTGGCCTCCGGCACCGCCAGACGTAGCAGCCCATTTGGTACCGGCAGTACCATCCCAGTTCGCCGTTCCGCCAACCCAGTAGCGATCTGCCATTTTTTACACCTTGTAGTACCAAACGCCTTCGATCTCGACCAACGTCGCACCAGACGGCGGAATTCCTTCTAGCTTTTGGTATACAACACCGTTGATTTCTTTGGTGGGCTCAATAACCGGGTCCGGAGCAGGGGGCGCAGTAACAATCGCAATCCAGTTGTCCCGGCGCTGTTCTTTCATTGCCTGAATTTCTGCATCCGAAAGACCGTGGTCTTCCGGCAAATACAGTGCATCCGCAAACTTGCCATGCGGCGTCTCGAATGAGAAGTCAATCTTAATCATGTGTGCTCCAACAAAAACACCCGCCGGAGCGGGTGCTTAACCACACCCTATTAGGGTGGACGTTACAGTTTAGGCTGCGTCGAGCGAGAACGTGTAGGTCACGTTCAAGGTGTCGCCCGATACCACACTGCGGTCGCCCGGGGCTTGGAAGTCTGCTGCTGAGAACAGAGTTCCCGTCGTGCCGCCTTTGGTGTTGTTGGAGATCAAGAACGCGCCGCCGATGGTGGTCGTGCCGTTGATGCTGAACGACGCAGGAGACGCCGAGTTGGTGATCACTGACGGGTCAGCCGTGGTCGCGGTGCCGAACGTGCAGGCGGGGCGCGTAGCGTTGCTGTAGGTGGTGTTCTCGGTCCAGCCCGCATGTAAAGCCGCCGTGTCACCTGCTGCCGGGTTATTGGACGCCGCCGCACCATAAAGACCGATGTACCACGCCGTGATCTGGGTGCCACTGGCGAAGTAAACCGAGTTCATGGACTGAAGGCCGACGTTAACCACCAGATTCTTGGACTCAGCTTCCCATTTCAGGTTGCCATCTTTGTCGAGGCACTGAATATGGAAGACACCGCCACCACGAACTGATTCGGTGGGCTTGATATCACGAACGACCGCAGCAGATACCTGATCGGTCGATTTTGCTTTGGCGAGAGACATGTTTAACTCCTTTATCCGATTCGGATAACTGCATCAGTTGGATTGTTTGGCGGGAATTGAATCTGAAAGTTTCCGCTAGAAACAGTTTTGATCTCGCCAAACTCATAGACCGCAACCGCTCTGTTGGCCTTGCTGCTATTGTAAATTAGCGCCCCTCGGGCACTAAAGTTACCTGATACCCATGTTGTAGTGGAAAAGGTCACATACGCCACTCCTTGCGACAAGCTAACTGTCGCCCCGGTCAATGTGTTTCCACCAGCCGTATAACCCGCGCCCGACGCTTCATTGGACGTTGTGTAAACGGTAGTTGCAGGCCCAAGTGTAGCTGAATTTGTATATAGTGCAATTTTGAATGTGTCTGTTAGGAAGTCATGAATTCCTTTTAGGAGCTCTTCCTTGAATGTATTGCACATTCCGGGGATCAGCATTATCTGACCTCCACAATAACCTGACCATCGCGATATGCATCCATACGCTGCTTACCATCACCCAATTGTTTCAACAGAATCATTGATTGGGTGTACAGGTTATCGTATAGCTTGACCATCTCAGGCTCACCTTTAGTGAACCTAATAGCCTGAACAAGAGTGCCGTTTAAAAGGGCAGAATCAAAGTTGTCACTAAGCCATGTGTTGGTAGCCGTGACAATCGATTCTGGGTAGTAATAATAATGAAGCTCTACCCAATACGCCTGATCCGGGGTTGGACCCAAAATAAATGTCAATTCATTTGATGCTGCTGTGGCAGGACCAAAGATTGCATAATGTTTCGGAACCCCGGTGCTATTCGGGGTCGGATACGCCTGCCGAATAAAGTTCACATCTTTATTAAGCAAGTAGGCATAACTGCCCGTATCTAAATCACCACCGGTTACACCGGTCACAACTGCCAGCGAATACACAGACAAAAAATCGCCCGGAGCCGACAAGTACTTGTTGTTGGCTGACAATTGAGCTTTCTGATTCTTACGCAGCG